CGCTCCGGATAAAAAAAAAAGAAAAAAAAATAAGCCCCCCTGCCGCAAACAGATGCACCGGATATTTTGCCAATACAAACAAAATAAAAACACATTTATATTGTACACCTGTATTGGCAAAATGTCAAAGAAAATGAGAGCGAAAAGCTCCCGTTTTTCACTTGATAAGTATATTAAACTTAGGAGCAAAACAGGATGTATAAACAAAAGAGTTATGACCTGGGAGACATCAGAGAAGTGATGGAGTATCACAACGGGAGATATGGTGCTCCGGGAATGCCGAGAATGAAAAAGAAGAAAGCCACACCGGAGCAGATCAGGAAGACGAATCAGTGGAATAAAGAACGGCAGTGCTGGAGAAAGATGAAGCTGAATTTCCGGGAGAATGACTACTGGGTGACATTAACTTATAAATTGGAGAACCGGCCACAGGACATGAAAGAAGCGGCCAAAGACATCCGAAAGTGGATTCAGAAAGTACGCACACAATACAAAAAACAGGAAGTGGAGTTGAAATGGATGCTGCATACCGAGATTGGAAGTCGGGGAGGGGTCCATCACCATCTGGTCATCAACCGGATTCCGGATGCAGATCTGATCATGCGCAGAGCATGGGAAAAGGGAGGCGTCCACATCGATCTGTTGTATGACGAGGGAGGCTTGCGGAAACTGGCTGAGGATTTAAGTAAAACGCCGGATGAAGAAAACAAGCTGAAAGAGAGCCGGTACTCCTGTAGCAGGAATTTAAAGATTCCGGTGGCAGAAGTGAAGATTTACAAAAGGAAAACATGGAAAGATGAGCCGAAGCCACCAAAAGGATACTACCTAGATAAAGAGACGTACCATGAGGGAATCAATCCGGTAACAGGATATAAATACCGAAGATACATCCTGATCCGTTTGAACAGGAGAATTTGATATGAAAGAGGTAAATATTTACATAAGGACAAGTCTGACAGGTCCATGTATCAAAGATGGAAGATGGGCGGCCGCAATGGAATGTCAGACAAGCAAAGGACCGGCGGTCAAAGGAATTTGCGGGGAAGAACAGGAGACGACCTATTATCGCCTGGTGCTGCTTGGAATTGTGAAATCCTTGAAAATACTAAATGCGCCGTGCAATGCGACCCTGTATACGGACTGTATTTTTATCAAGAACATGATCGAAAACGGGAAGCCGGAGCAGTGGAAGCGGGCGGAATGGAGAAAACCGTCCGGGGAAGAGGTGAAGAACCAGGAATTGTGGCAGCAGTATCAGACGTTGTCAGAGCGGCATGAAATAGCTGTCAGATTTAGTAAACATCACGATTACGTGGAAAAATTAGAGGGATTACTGGAGGAAAAACAGAATGTTTGATGTATTTGGAAATTTTGATTCTGTGGAGGAATTGAATGCGTGTGCAAAAGGATTATTAGAGGAACAGGATCTGGAGCATTTAAAAGTACTGGCAGAGGAAAATGGGATTCCGGATGGAATCCGGGAAGTGTATGAGCAGCATTTATCAGAAGAGCTGGTAGATTTAGTAAATGCGGCCATTGGAAAGCTGCAGGTCGAGCTAAAAGAGGAAACAGACGGGATGCCGGCAGGAGAGATCGTCTCGTATCTGTCTATGAGATGTTTTGAAAAAGAAGCTCTGGCCAGAGCTATAAGAAGAAAGAACCGGACACTCAAAGAGTGCCTGCAGAATATCCGAAAAGAAGCGGAAAAAAGAATCAAAGAAAGAAGCGGGACGCAAGTGGTGCAAATGCCGGATCTGGAAGTATTTTCCATGGCAGAAGAATACTATCTGGAGGTGGAGAAATGAGACGAGGAGAGTTATTAAAGCTTCCAGAGTTAAAAGTAACGGAAACTATGCGAAAGACAGTCAGGGAAGATCAAGGACATCAGGTACTAAGATGTGGAAGACCACCTGTCTGGAGTGCAACATATTATTGGTTCTATCGTGCCAAGAAGACAGAAACGGTTTTAGAGATCGATGTATTTACAAGGGATATGATCTTGGCTGGCACAGCACATCCGGAATACCGGCTATTCCTTTTGGAAGAAAACAAGTACTACACCTATGACAATTTGTGTGAGAAGTGGAGAACTGCAAAAATAGATAACTTAAGCTACATGGAAGGATGTGAAGAGATACAACAAGGGTACTGGTACAGTAGCAGAAAAGTGTGGATACGAGAAGAGGACCGAAAACGGATCTCAGAATTTTGTCACAACGGAAAGGAAGAACCACGTGCAGCAATCGCAAGATGGCAAAATTACAGTAAGGGCAGAAAAGAAATTGACGAAATTGATTCTGAGATGGCACTGGTGCCGGAACTGCCAAAAGATTTTGAAGATTTTGTAGATCGGGAAGTCCTTCCACAGTATTTGTTTTATGATGCCGGAAGAAAGGTAACAAAAGGGTATTGCACACATTGTGGAAGAGAAGTAAAAATCAGGAATCCACACTATGGAGACGAGGGCGAATGTCCATCCTGCAGACATCCCATTACCTACCGAAGTCGAAAGAAAGGCGGAAATGTTCACGCAAGAGGATATGCAGGACTCCTGCAGAAAACAAAAGAGGGGTATGTATACCGATATTTTGAGTGTTATCGGAAATTCAGGAATGGACAAAAGGGAGATGGCGGGTACTGGGAGCTGATACGGATCACGTATGACCGGAATTTAAAAAAGATTCATGAATTTGAATATGAACAGTATAAGCAGACAGACTGGGTTCGGTGGTGTTGCAGAGACGGATGGAGATATTATGCAAAAGTGGTAGAGCATGAAGCAATCCTCTATAACCGGAATCTCAAGCAGATCTTAAAAGGAACACCGTTTCAGTATTCTGCAATGGAACGTTTTGTGAAACATGGGAAATATCGGGAAAAAATGTATTTGGATCAATATCTGGAGGGATACCGGTATATGCCTGGAATCGAACAGCTGGTAAAGTGTGGGTTTTACAGAATTGTCAAAGAAAAAATGCAGGGGTACAACACAGGAAACTTAAAGAAGAAAGAGAGGTCTTGTAAAAAGATACTGGGGCTAAACGGGGAATACTACCAGCTGTTGGCTGGAAAGAATCCAAGCACAAGGGAATACAACACCACTTATAAAATGCAGGAAAAGGGATTGCATCCAACATGGCAGCAGGTTCAGTTTTTTGCAAGGTTTCCGAGGAATTTCACCAGGTATATCCGGTATACCACCATTCACAAGATGGAACGGTACATCAAAGAAGTGTTAGGAGAAGATGAGAGACAAGCCGTGGATTATCACGATTATCTGAAGATGGCAGAGGAACTGGGGTACAACATGCGAGAGCCGTGGATCTTATTCCCGAAGAATTTGAAGCAGCGTCATGAAGAGTTGATTGAAGAGAGCAGAGAACGAGAAATAAAAGCCAAAGAAGATTTGGACAATAAAAAAGACAAAAAGTACGAGCAATACAGAAAACGGGACAGCTATCTGGAAATGGAAACAGAACAATTTTTATTGAGGCTTCCGAAACGGATCCATGAAATCCGGCAGGAGGGAAATGCCATGCATCATTGCGTTGCCACGTATATTGACCGGGTGGCCAAAGGGGAGACAACGATTCTGTTCCTGCGAAAGAAGCAGAATACGGAAACACCGTTTTACACGATGGAGGTAAACAATGGAGCCATGATACAGTGCAGGGCAAAATATAACGGACCTATGACAGAGGAAGTGAAAGAATTTGTCGAGCTGTTCCAAAAAAAGAAGCTCAGGAGCACAGAAAGGAAAGCAGGATAGATGGAGGAATTACAGACAATCAGTACACTGCAGGGAGTAGAAATTGCATTACGAAAAGAACTGGAACATATAGCAGAGGGATACATTAAAGTCGGGTATCTCTTAAAAAAGACCAGAGATGCAGAGTTTTATAAAGAGAAGGGGTATGCAGATGTTTTTGAGTTTGCAAAGGAAACCTTCAATATCAGCAGGACGTGGGCAATTCGGTTCATGCAGATCAATGATACATACAGTATTGATGGGAACAGCCCGGAAATTCAGGAGAAATACCGGGGATATGGCAGCAGTAAGCTGTCTGAAATGTTGGCATTGCCGGAAGAAGTGCGGGAAGTGGTACCAAGAGATGCCACGGTACGGGAAATCCGGGAAGTAAAAGAAGTTATCCGGGAAACAGAAGATCGTTATTCGCCGCAGATGAGCCTGTGCGACATCGCACCAGAAGAACACCATGGAAGCTGGACGGAAACGTTAGTGTATGAATTTTTCAAAGGAGAGGGAAAAGGCTGCTTTGAAAAAATGGCTAAATGGATATGGGCTGACGAGTCAAAAGAAGCAAGTACGATCAACCGGAAGATCATGGGAATTGTGGCTCCAACAAAATTCCGGATGTTTCGGATGCAATTTGCAAATGCACTATTCAGTGAATTTCAGATTCGGATCATGCCATACAACGGCAGGGGAGAACCAGAAGAGATGAGCTATCTGGAGTTGGCCAAAACATTTGAACAGACCTTTTATCCGGAAGGCAGGAAGACTTCTGATTCAGAAGCCTATGAAAGAGTTTATCAGGTGCCGCTGAGAGAAAAGAAAGAGAGGGAAGTCTTAAAGACAGAACCATTAAAGAAAAAGGCAGAACCTGCAAAAGCACAGGAAACTTTGGAAGAGCCAAAAGAAACAGAAGAACAGATTCCAGGACAGATGGAAGTGGAAGATTATCCGGAACTGATGCCGGATGCTCCGGTTATAAATCTTCCGGAAGAAGAAAAACAGGTACATGAGATCACAGAAGAGGTGGTCCAGAAAGGGGAAGTCATAGAAGACATCTTAAAATCCGGGGATTCGGAGAAAATCATCCAGCTTCTGAAGAAAGAATTTGCCTGGCCAAAAGGCGGATGGGACAACTGGAAAAAGAAAGTGATTACTTTATGAGTATTGATTATAGTGATATGGCGTTTCCTAAGCCGAAAAAGAAGAAAAAGAGAATCAGCCATCCGAAAAGCATTTTGAACACAGAAAAGGGAGTGTGCTATCTCTGTGCCAATCTGTATGGAGACTATCGGCAGCAGTATACCGAGGAACACCATGTATTGTTTGGATCCGGGATGAGAATTCTATCGGAAGCCGGGGGATTGAAAGTGTATTTGTGTGAACCGCACCATAAAAGCGGGAAAGAAGCTGTACATAATTGCAGAAAGACAAGAGAACTGCTTTGCGAGATCGCACAGAGGGAATATGAAAAGTCACACACACGGAAAGACTGGATGAAGATCAGCAAGAAAAATTATCTGGATCAGCAAGAGTTGATGAAAGAACCGCAAAATGAAAAGCAGAAAGAAGGACATCCAGGATTCCAATTTTTATAGCATCTCCGGCCAAGTGCCGTGAAGATACAACAGCAGGTACGTCACAAAACCTGTCGTAAGCCATTACATTATCTCCCAGATAACTCTGGGAGAGGAAAGGAGCATCATGTTTATTAAGACGAGCATATTTAAGAGAATATTGAAGGATGCATGGAAAGGTGCAGGACTCACTGTAGGAAAGAAAGAGGAAATGTACTTCATACAGGGAGCCTATTGGATATTATTTGTATATGAGAAGGACTTTACAAGCAAGAATAAGGCAGCAGTCATTGAACTTGTGGGGGATCTTCCGGAAGAGGGCGAAGTATACAGAGCCTATGAAAAAGGAGAAAAGCAGTATGAACTAAAAGTAAGGGATGAGTGGGAATACAAGAAATGGTTATCAGCCAGAGACCGGTATGAGGATACAGAAATCAAATACAGGGGAATGGCAGTGTTACAGAATGTAGAGACAAAAGAGATGAGTTACATACCAGATCAAATTCTGGAATTGGTAAGCCTATCCGAAACAGGTGAGTATGAAGACTTTCCGACAGGACCTATGGGAATGGGATATTTCGTCCTGTGGGTAAATGAGACTGGAATGTTATTGACTGTAAAAACACCGGCAAATGAAGATAACATGGATGGAAGAATCTTGAAAGCGCTGAGCGGGCTGGAAATGGAGTAATATGGCAGAAAAATATAAGAAAGTATATGCAGTAGATTTTGACGGAACGCTTTGCAGAGGAACAAGATTTCCTAAAATAGGAACACCGAATTTCTATTTGTTTGAATTTTTAAAGGAGAAACAAAAGGAAGGGGATATTATTATTCTGTGGACGTGCAGAGAGAAAAAATTGCTGGAAGAAGCAGTCGAATTTTGCGAAAAATTTGGTCTGAGATTTGATTATATCAATGAAAACACGAAAGAGAATATCGAGAAATATGGAAATAACACAAGAAAAGTATTTGCGCATTATTATATCGATGATAAAAATATGACAATAAATGATCTGAAGGTGAAGGAAGAAGGTCTGGATCCGGTTATTTGGGAGAGAGCCTGTCGAATATCGGCAGAGTACATGGTATAGGAGAAAAAAGATGGAAAACAACACAGTAAAGATCACAGGAAAAATTATGGAAACACCAGAGTATTTATTGACTTCACCAGATAGAAGAAAGATTTATAAATCAACTATAGAAGTCATGCGGACAAGTGGAAACATGGATGCAACGATCCGTTCTGGCCAGATGGATGCAACATGAATATTACAAGAAACCATATTATAAGCTACAAGCATGATATACGGGAGATATGCGAAGCGAATAATATGCCACTCCCAGAGGGATATTACCTGCCAACGCCACCGGAAGTTGATAACAACTACATGGCGAGCCTAAAGCGGGAAGATAGAGTTAACAGGATGCGCCGGCAGGGCGTGAAGTTTGCAAAGAAAAAGACAGAATATGACTTAGAACAATTGAGTTTGTTTTAACGGAGGAATGAATAATGGCGAAAACAGAGAGTAGCATGGAAGAAATTAGAGTCGGAGACATAGTGATGTGCGTTGAATATCCAGGCAATCCATGCGGAATAGTGGTTAAACAGTATCGTCCGACAGCATGCGGACAGCAGACAATGATTAAATGCAATGACGGGCGGTTATTCCACGCACCAACAAGTGATTTTAGAAAGATAAGGTAATTGGAAGGAGAAAGGAATAATCATGATAGGAAAATGCAAAGCACCAAACACATGTGTATGCAAATACGAACATTGTTGCATAGAATGCCCAGAAAATGATATTTGCAATATGCAGTGTGTAGATAAGGACAGATATGAGTATTGTGTGGAGTGTCCGGAATATGAGGAGGAGCAATGATTTTATTTTGTCCAGATTTAACAGGAAAAGAAGAGGTAAAAGCAATGCTTATTGGGAATGGAGATTTTGTTAGACCAGTGTTACATCCGTGTATTAAAGAGAAATGTGTAGCGTACAAGGATGGAAAGTGTATGAAATACGACAATGAAGTGGAGAGGGAAAGTGGAAGAGCGAGCATTTGAAGATATCCTGTATATGATTAAAAGATCGTGCGACAAGAATTTTTACAAAGGCACTGATTACGATGGGATGAAACAGGAAATTGTAAGGTGTGCTACAGATATTTACATTGAGCAGATGCGACAGAACGGAGGAAAAGAAGATGAATAGAGACCTTTTTAAAGCAAAGAGAAAAAGCTGGAAAGAACTTCCGAAAGAGGAATGGTGGGTTGAAGGATATTTATTTGATGATGGAATGCCAGAACCGAAACATTATTTTATTGGCGGGATAATCGTTAAACCGTATGAAGGTACAGCATGCGACAAATGGAATGTAGTTGGCATTGATTTTTATGAGATTGATATAAACACCCTCTGCCAGTACACCGGACTTACCGACAAGAATGGTAAGAAGATTTGGGAGAATGACCTTTTAGGACACAAACTGAATCGCGTTGAATTTTTAAATGGAACATACTGCATAAATGGAGATAGATCTTTATTTTTCGAAGCGAACACAAATGAAGTCATTGGCAATATTTTTGACAATCAAGAGATGTTGGAGGTGGAGTGATGAACGCATTAGAGAAGATCGTGGAAGAAATCGAATCCATGAAAAATGACGCCTACGAAACACTGAAGGAAGAAAAGAAAAGACATGGAGCGAGCAAAACAGCAGAAGAGCTGGAAAGCTATCTTTATGGCTTGACCTGTGCAGTAGATATTGTGGAGAAATATGTGGGTAAGGAGAATGTGGAATGAACGTACTAGAGAAGATCTTGGAAGAGATTGAAGATCATGCGATAGAGTTTGAATCATTCGGAATGTGTGATGATTATGTAAGTGTTGGTTGGGCAAAAGACATTATCCGTTCTCATATGGGCGATGTTCCGAAGTGCAGAGAATGCAGCCGAAGAAAATTTTATATGCAAGGATATGAAGATGGGAAGAAAAATGACGGTTGGATTCCGGTAAGCGAGAAATTGCCGGAAGTCGGAAAAATGGTAAAAGTTACTGTACACTCATCTGAATGGATTGGAGACTATTATTCATACTGGGTCCCAGAAGAAGAAAAGACATACCATCCGGAAGAGCGCAATGTGTACGACGGATACATAGATAGAGTGGGTATGTGGAAATTTTGTGATGATGGAGGTTCGGTCTACGCTTGCGACAAAGAATTTGGGACAGATAAGGAAATAGTGTACGATGTCGTGACAGCGTGGATGCCGAAAGAACAGATAGAACCATACAAGGAGAAATAACATGGACATCATAATCACAATCGCATTCCTAGCCCTGTACTATATCCTGGGGCTTGGAACAGTGATTACTTTAAAGACAGGAATCGAAGAGGAAGTAGAGCTAGAAGGAGCAGATTATCTTCTGGCTGGAGGGTTTCCGATACTGTTATTTGTGATTTTTTTAGATTGGATTGTGCGAAAGATAGTGAGGTAGGATGATGAAAAAATTTAACTGGGATGAATTTAAAAATAAAGACAATAAGATTGTGATGCATTGTAAGACTGAGGAAGAAGCAAAAGATTTCTGCAGGCAGATGCACGGACATGGAATGAAATGGTGCACAGGCAAAAGTTATATGGAAAAGACGAATTATGAAAAGTGCAAAGGAGAAACATGCTATACAGGATCCGGAATGCTCTCATCGTATCGGTACTACAATAGCGAAGGATACGAAATCTTAGAATGGAGTGATTACATGCAGAAAGAATTTACAAAGGCGGATCTGGAAGACGGGATGGTAGTTGAACAAAGAGATGGCAACATGTATCTTGTATTGGCTGGGAAGACAGTAAGAAAAGGCAGATGCAATCATATAGACGGTTACACTGATGACTTGAAATGGGAAGGGTATACAGGAGGAGACATCGTTAAAGTCTATAGGATTACTCCGGAATCACTCGGATGCATAGAAGATGTGTTTATTAAAAGCAACCTTGAACTCATTTGGGAACGCACCGAAACAAAGAAAATGACCATCGAGGAAATGCGACAGAAGCTTGAAGAGCTGACAGGAGAAGAGATCGAGGTGACGGCATGAGAGGAACCTTAAAGCACAGACGCAGCGCAAAGGAAATGAAACGGGATCGAGAAGATCATTTTGCTGATCTGGCTGAACATGAACCAACAGAGAATGCCAAGAAGTGGATGCAAAGAGGTGCGTACTCTGTGGAAGACTGCTTAAGAAAATGGGGAGTAGATACGAAAGGGAGTGTTGCCAGTGGACAAGAAGATACTGATTGAGTATGCAGACATGAAAGAAGAGATAAAAGATCTGAGACGTAGGATTGCAGAGGATAAAAAGAAAATAGAGCAACTGAACAAGATTACTGTGCAAGATTCTGTTGCATGTGGAAAGAAAGGCAACAAACCATTGCGAACAGTGAAAATAACAGGCTTCCCACAAAGAGAATATGAAAAACGTGAGTTTTTACTTGAAAAGCGCATTGCAAAGCTGCAGATGTTGGAGACGGATCTTCTGGAGAAACAGATACAGGTAGAGGAATATATAGGACAAATTAAAAAAAGCGAAATCCGGATGATTCTCAGATTTTATTATATTGATGATCTAAGTTGGGTACAGGTCTCACATAGGATGAATGAAGTATTCCCAAAGAAAAGGAAAGCATATACAGAGGACAGTTGCCGATGCAAACATAACAGATATTTAGAAAAATTTGAGAAAACGACGGAAACGACGGTTTTAAAATGCTAATATGGTATAAAGCCGAAAGGAACAAGCTGGACGGCTAAGGTGTTTTTAGTTTTCCTCCTAAAGACAACCAGTAAAACCACACACAAATTACAAAAGGGCGTCTTGCATGAAAATGCAGGGCGTTTTTTGTATAAATGTTGATCGGACATAGCTCAGTCGGTTAGAGCAGAAGCCTTATAAGCTGTGTGTCACGGGTTCGATTCCCGTTGTCCGGATTAAAAACCTCTGAGAAAAGTGTTGACATACGTATACGTATGTGGTATTATATAGTTGTAAGGAGGTGAGATACAAATGAGCAAAAAGAAACAAAAGAAAAAGTCCAAAATCGATATAAAGACATTGGCGGTCAGTGCGATTCTGGACTTATTCGTTGGAATCCTTTTAATGATTCTCGACAAGCTATTTAATTAGCTAAGAGGGGCGAAAGCCCTTCTTCAAAATAAATATAACATGAAAGCTCATTTGTGTAAAGGATGTTGTGGAAGTTAGGAATATTCTTCATTGCTATAGGAATAGCAAAGCTGGTTTATTGCCTCATAAAGAAAGTGAGGGATGAGCATGCTCGGTAATGAAGAAAGGAAACAGAGACCACAAGATAAGTGGGATGAGAAAGCAGGGTTAGTTCCAAAAACATATAAGATTAACAAGAAAGTAGCAGAAGAGTTCAAGGAAGCCTGCAAAGAATCTGGTGTTGCGATGGGAACACAGCTTACAAAGCTGATGAAGCAATTTGTAGAAGAAGTGAATAATGGAAAATAGCAGAGAGCATCTGGCGAAAGCCGGATGCTTTTCTGCGTCCTGAGCAAAGACGATAAAAGGCTCTGGGCAAAAGCCTACACTGTGCGACATCGCACAAATATAGCAGGATAGAGCAGCGGAAGCTCGTCAGTCTCCTTAGCTGAAGGTCGGAGGTTCGATTCCTTCTCCTGCAATTGAGGTGAGAATATGACAGAACATGAGATTGCATTTGTAAAGAAATGCATAAGAGAAAATATCCACAGATTCTATACATGGGGCAAGTGGAAAGTATTAAGAGAACAGGTACTACAGCTTGATAAATATGAATGCCAGTTATGTAAGAAACGCGGAAAGTATACAAAGGCAACGACGGTTCATCATGTGAATTATGTAAAGAAGCATCCAGACAAGGCATTGGAAATCTGGTACAGCTTCAGAGGCGAGAAGCGGAGAAACCTAATCAGCCTGTGCCATGATTGTCATGAAGAGGTTCATGGATATCGACAGCCAAAGAAAAAAGAACCGCTGACAGAAGAAAGATGGTAAAGAAAAATAAAATTGTCAGGATACCCCCGGTCGAAAAAAATCGGGTTTTAATATGCCCCGTAGAGACCGGTGGGTGCTCCCGACAAAAGAGATTTCTCGTGCGCGCGTGACGGAGGGGGTGGTATAAGGGCGAGAAAAACAAGAAAAGAATTATTGCGAGTGGAAATTAAAGAGGACCTTCTTGATCAGCTGGCCCGGAATGGAACCACCGGAAAATATTACATCGACTTGGTCGATAAATATATGGACTTCTGGGACCTGGAGAATGAACTGATCGCAGATATCAAAAAGAGAGGTGCTATCGTTGAATATAATAATGGCGGAGGGCAAAAAGGACAAAAGAAAAATGACTCGATAGATCAGCGAATTAAGGTCAATGCTCAAATGCTTAAAATACTGGACAGTCTAGGAATTAAGCCGGTTGGCGATGATTCGGGAGATGATGAAGATGAGCTGTAACATACATCCATATATTCAGGAATGGATTGATATAGTTGAGAAAAAAATCTATGCAGTATGCGAAGAGCAGGAGTTGCTTGTTGCGCATGTAAAATGGGGTTTTGAGCATGAAGATATTTATATAGATTGTGATCAGCTGGAAAAATATATCGGGATGTCAAAATACTTCCCGTTTGAAGAAATATTTCCCTGGCAGAAGTTTGTGATCGGACTTCATGATTGCACATATTGGAGAGAATCCGGGCTTCCAAGATGGCCGGATTTATTCTGTATGTTGGGGAGAGGAGCGGGAAAAGATGGTACAATTGCGCTCGAATCAGTGTGTTTAATGTCCCCGCATAATGGAATCAGAGAGTACGATGTAGATATCTGCGCCAATAATGAGGACCAGGCAATGCGTCCAGTCCATGACGTGATAAACGCATTTGAACGACCGTCTGTGATAAAGAAATTAAAGAAATTCTTCCGATGGACGAAAGAACAGGTTTTATGCTTGAAAACAAAGTCTATTATGAAGGGAAGAACAAACAGTCCGAAAGGAAAAGACGGTCTTCGTTCTGGAATCTGTATTTTTAATGAGATCCATCAATATGAAGACTATAAGAATATAAACGTCTTTACGACAGGACTTGGTAAGAAGAAACATCCAAGACGTTCTTACTACACGACAAATGGTGATGTGCGGGAAGGACCGCTGGATGATCTGCTGGAAACTTCCGAACAGATCTTACGGGGCGGCGAACCGGATAATGGGTTATTACCATTTATCTGTAAACTGAATAAAAAGGAAGATGTGGATCAGGAAGAAAACTGGCCAATGGCAAATCCATCGTTGCCATATCTGCCAAGTCTTATGGAAGAGATCAGGAAAGAATATAGGGAATGGAAGAAAAATCCGAGAAGACTTCCGGCATTTATGACAAAACGAATGAATATTCCGGAAAATGCGGAAGAAATGAGTGTAACGGAGTGGGACAATATCAAAGCGACCAACATCTTACTGCCGGATCTGGAAAGATGGAGCTGTGTATGTGGAATTGACTATACAAAATTAACAGATTGGGCTTCCGTAGATCTTCATTTCCGAGATGGAGATGAACGGTTTGATATCAGCCATTCATGGATGTGCCTAAATTCGAAAGATATTCCGAGGATCAAGGCTCCATGGAAAGAATGGGCGGATTCCGGAAGACTGACGCTTGTAGATGACGTGGAAATACATCCGTCATTGCTTACAAATTATATACAGGAAGCAAAACGCACATACAATATCAAAGCTTTAGCCTTGGATGATTTCCGTTTTGCATTGATCGGAAAATATCTGCAGGAAATAGGATTTGATATGAAAGTGAATAAGAATCTGAAGCTGATCCGGCCATCAGACATTATGAAAGTGGCACCTCTGATTGATAGCTGCTTTGTAAATCAATGGTTGCGGTGGGGAGATGCTCCAGAATTAAGGTGGGCCACCAATAATGCAAAACTAATCAGACATGGAAGAAAACCAGGAAAAGAGGATGATGCCGATATGGGAAATTATGTATATGGAAAAATAGAAGGAAAAAGCAGAAAAACAGACCCATTTATGGCATTTGTAGCGGCGATGACTGTGGAAAACGTGCTGCCGCAGAAACGGGCAAAACCAACACCGAAAATACAGGTTTACAGTTATTAAGGGGGTGAACGTAGGAAATTAAGTATTAAAGACTGGTTGATCAAAAAACTTGGAGGCAGCAGTACCACAAGGATCACAGTGGATGACATTATGAAAGATAAAGATGTACAGAGTGCTATGTACGAAGTATATCTGAGAGAGCTGGCTTTCTGGACTTGTGTCAATAAAATTGCAAATGCCATCAGCAAATGCGAATTTAAAACGTATATCAAGAAGAAAGAAGTAAAAGGGCAGGAGTATTATCTTTGGAATTACGAACCAAATCAGAACCAGAATGCAACGTCATTCATGAATAAGCTGATTGGCAAGCTGTACCGGAACAATGAATGCCTTGTAGTAGAAGTAAACAATCACATTTATGTGGCAGACAGTTACAGCAAAGAGGTGCTGGCATTGAAGGAGTACAGATTCAGCGGGATCACATTTGACGGTTACGAATTGTCTGAAACACGGGAAATGTCGGAAGTAATGTTTTTCGAATTAAACTCAGAAAATATGAGGAATCTCACAAATGGGATGTATGAAACGTATTCAAAATTACTGATATATGCGCAGGATGCCTATAAAAAATCAAGAGGAAAAAAAGGAATCCTGAATATTGGAGCAATTGCACAGGAAAGTGAGAATTTCGATGAAACATTCCAGGAGTTGATGAGCACGCATTTTAAGAACTTCTTTGAAAGCGACAGTGCGGTGTTGCCATTGTTTGACGGATACGAATATCAGGATATTTCAGAAAGCGGAAAGACGTATTCTACAGAGTCAACACGAGATATCAAGTCTCTAGCTGATGACATCTTTGAATTTACAGCAAGAGCATTTTCTTTCCCACCGAGTCTGGCCAAAGGAGATGTACAGGATACAGGGAAAGCGATTGATGAACTTCTGACCTTTGTGATAGATCCGCTCATTAAGATGCTGCAGCAGGAGATCAACCGAAAGAGAAATGGATACACAGGATTTAAAGCTGGAAATTATGTAAAGATAGAGACTCTGGCAGTCAAGCATATTGATATTTTTGATATTGCAACTCCAGTAGACAAGCTGATCTCAAGCGGAGCATTTACGATCAATGATATTTTAGAAGTGCTCGGAAAACCGAGAATTGAAGAAGACTGGGCAAACCAGCACTTTATGACGAAAAATTATAGTAAGATTCAAGACCTGCTTGCAGGATTGGATATAGAAACCACAGAGTGAAAGGGGTGAGACAAGGAAAAACATAACAAACTGGAGAATGCAGCCTGTTCAGGCAGAGAACAAAACACTTCTGTACATTTATGATGATGTGACAGAATATGGAGAATTTGACTGGAACGCATGGGAATATAAGGACTCGGAGACTTCTGCGAAATATTTTGCAGAGAAACTGAGTGAAATTCCAGAAGGACAGACAATTGAGCTGCATATCAACTCAAATGGTGGATCCGTAAAAGAGGGCGTTGCTATTTACAATTTACTGAAGCAAAAACAAAACCAGAAAGTCGGGATTGTGGATGGCGTAGCACACAGTGTTGCGTTTTTGATTCTACAGGCGTGTGACACAAGAAAAATGTGTTTAGGTACAACGGCACTGATACACAATATGTGGATGTATTGCTCGGGCAATGCAACACAACTGAGAAAATATGCCGATGATCTGGATGACATGATGGAAGCAAACCGGCAAGTTTTTCTGGAAAGGGCGAAGATTGAGGAAAGTGAGTTGATTGAGTTAATGGAAAATGAGACTTACCTCACTCCGGAAAAGGCGCTGGAATATGGACTCATTGATGAGATCATGGGAAAGACAGCAGAACCGGTCAATACAGAAGAGATTCTGGAGAAGCTGTCCGATATGCAAAGACAGTTAAACAGTCAGGAGAGCTTCCGGCAGCAGATTGCAGCAATGCAGAAACCACAGGAAGACAAGAAACCAAGAAAAAACAATGTATTAAATCTTTTCAGAGGAGGCATGATTTAAGGAAAAATTTAGACGTATTAGAAATGGAAAAAACAGCAATCGTACAGAAGATGAATGAGGCAATCACAGCCGGAGATGCAGAGCAGTTCCAGGCAGCGTTTGTGGAGCTGTGCGATAAGATTCAGGAAAGTGTCATCGAACAGGCACGGGGAATCGTAGAAGAAGCAGATCAGAGAATTCTGTCTGAGCGTGGTGTAAGACAGCTGACATCCAAAGAAAAAGAATATTATCAGAAACTGGCAGAAGCCATGAAAACACAGAATCCGAAACAGGCGGTAGAGAATCTGGATGTGGTAATGCCGTATACCGTAATTGACAAAGTATTTGAAGATTTGAAAACAGATCATCCGCTGTTGTCCAAAATCCAGTTTACATCTGTAACAGGGTTGACACGAATGATGATGAATACGAATGGATATCAGAAAGCAGCATGGGGAAAACTTTGCGCAGAGATCATCCAGGAGCTGACATCCGGATTTAAAGAGGTAGATGTGACACTGAGTAAACTGTCCGCATTTCTTCCGGTGTGCAAAGCAATGTTGGATCTGGGACCGGAATGGTTGGATAATTATGTGAGACAGGTCCTGTATGAAGCACTTGCAAATGGATTGGAAGACGGCATCATTAATGGAACTGGAAAAGACATGCCAATCGGTATGACAAAACAGGTAGGAGACTCTGTTACGATCAAGGGTGGAGTATATCCGGATAAAAAAGCAGTAAAGGTTACAAAGTTTAATGATGCGCAGCTTGGAAAACTGGCTGCTGTTCTGGCAATCAATGAAAAAGGACAGGCAAGAACCGTAGACACATTGATTCTGGTGGTAAATCCGTCAGATTATTTCAGCAAAGTCCTTCCGGCAACACAGAGACCAGCGCCGGGCGGTGGATATGTAAGTACACTGCCATTCCCGATCGATGTGATCCAGTCTCCGGCGGTAGGAGTCGGAAAGGCTGTATTTGGTATGGCGAAGCTTTACTTCATGGGATCTGGAATCGAAAACAACGGAAGAATCCTGTATTCAGATGATTACAGATTTCTGGAAGATGAAAGGGTTTACCTGATCAAAATGTATGGTCATGGATTTGCAGTAGATGATAATGCCTTCATACTTTTGGATATCAGTGATCTGCAGCCAGCACATTATGAAGTGGAAGTTGTTCCAAGTGTAGAAAATGTGGAAAATGCAAATCTTGCAGATTTCAAGGTAGGGGGACATACACTGACACCGGAGTTCGCAGAAGGAACATTGACATATACTTTGACAACAACAGACGCATCAAACACGGTGCAGGCGGTAATCGCAGACAGCACTGCAGAACTGGAATTGACCTACAATGATAAACCGATTGCAAACGGCAGCAGAGTTACATGGGCTTCCGGCGCAGGAAATGTAGTAAAAGCAAAAGTGACAGATGGAAAGACAACCAAGACATATCAGGTGACTGTAACAAAGAATGAGGCATAATCATGAGCGATCTGTTAGAAGATGTGAAGAATTTTCTGGATATTACATGGGATATGGATATCAGGGAGCGTAAAAAGCTCTCTGGTATCGTAGAGAGAGGAAAAGCGTACCTTGAGGGCAAAATAGGATTTTGTGATTTTGAAAGCGAAACACAAGAAAAAGAGCTGCTCTTAAATTACTGCATGTATGCAAGAGCCGGTCAGGTAGATGAGTTTATTCAAAATTATAAATCAGAAATCATATCACTGCAGATGCGCAGTTTCCGAAGAAAAGCGGGTGGATGCAATGCCGAGACGTAAGGATACAAAGTTTACCACATTTAACGATGGATCACTGGATATATGCAGCGTAAAAGGCCGGAAGATTGTAGAGACCAGGCAAGCTGGAATTCGATTCGGATTTCGTACAGTTGGAATCAAACGGTTTTATGAGGCAAAGGTATTATCCAATCAGATTGACGAAGTAGTTGCAATTTTGCCGGTAGAAGACATTTCTACGATGGACATCTGCATAATCAGAGAAAAGCAGTACAAGATCATACAGATCCAGAATAAATACGATGAAACGCCACCCTGTTTATTGCTTTCTCTGGAAAGGGTAGTAACGACTTATGAGGATGTGAGAGACAATGCCGAAAATTAATATTGATCAGTTAGCAATCGAAGTCATGCAGGAGTTAGATGCGTATCGTGAGGATGTACAGGAAGCCGTGGAAAAGGCAGTGAAAGAGACGGCGAAGCAGACAGCTGCGGAATTACGTTCCATATCACCGGAAGGAGATACCGGTGAATATGCAAAGCACTGGAGCTATAAACGAGACAAAAATTTGAGTGGAAGGCACCGCTATGATATGGTGGTATATTCCAAAAAGCCGGAATACCGAATTACACATTTGCTGGAAAAAGGACACGCAAAGAGGAATGGTGGAAGAGTGGACGGGATCCCGCATGTCAAAATTGCAGAAAAGCACGCAAAGGAAATTTTACAGGAAAGGATAGAACGATATTTATGACAAGGGAGAGGATAGAAGCAATTCTGGATGTACTGGAAATTGAATATCGGTATCATCATTTCGAAGAATGTGAGGCGGTGAATCCTCCTTTTATTTGCTGGTTGATTCCGGAAACGAGAAATTTTTCCGCAGATGGGAAGGTATATTTTAAATCAGACAAAGTTGATATTGAACTGTACACAGATGAAAAGGACTTTGAACTGGAAGAACGTGTAGAAGCGGCACTTGATGCAGCAGATCTCTTCTGGCAGAAAAGTGAACAGTATATTAAATCAGAAAATATGTATGAAGTATTATATGAAGTGGAGGGCTAAGTAAGGAAAGAAAGACAGGCAACAAAAAAGGATAAAGTCAAATTCAATATCCATAATGCGCATGTTGCGCTTTTGCAGGAAAGTGATACGGGAGAAATTACATTTGATACACCGTTTGCGGTACCTGGCTCCGTATCGCTTTCACTGGAAGCACAGGGAGAACTGACACCGTTTTATGCGGATGGAATCAAGTATTATGTTTCTTCTTCCAATAGCGGATATGAGGGAGACTGGGAAATGGCGCTGATCACGGATGAGTTCCGGGAAAAGATTTTAAGTGAATACATTGACAAGAACAAAGTCATGCTGGAGGAAGCGACTGCAAAAGCAAAACGGTTTGCGCTGGGATTTGAAATTGACGGCGATGTGAGGGGAACACGGTTCTGGTTCTATTGCTGTACCTCTACACGTCCTACAACAGAATCCAGCACAACAGAGGACGCGATTGAACCTACAACTGACACTGTCACAGTTTCTGCATCCGCTGTACAGCTTGGAACAGATAAGAAAATGGCAGTTCGGGCAAAGACAACAGCAGATACAACAGATGACTTATACGAAAAATGGTTTGATAAGGTGTACATTCCAGATCAGGAAGTTGCAGCATAAAAGGAGAACAGGATGAGAAAGACGATCACAATCAATGGAACAGAATATAAATTCAAAAGTTCTGCCGCAATTCCCCGGATTTATCGACTGAAATTTGGGAGAGATATTTTTGTAGATATGCAGAAAATTGAAAAGCAGATCAAGATCCAGGAAAAACTCAAAGACGAGATGCAGAAAAAATGCGCAAAAGAAGGTACAGAATTTGATGAAAGTAAGTTTGAAAGCGGAATCCCGATCGAATCACTGGAAATGTTTGAAAACATTGCGTTTCTGATGCATAAACATGGCGATCCTGACCAGCCGGACGATATCAACGAGTGGTTGGATCAGTTCGAGACATTTGATATCTATGAGATTCTGCCGGAAATCATGGAAATGTGGAAATCAGAAAATAAACAGATGTCAGTTCCAAAAAAAAAGAGAGGGAAATAGACCGTGAGGTCAATACCGCATTGTTTATGCTTCGATGTGCACAATGCGGTATTTCTATTTCTGATTTAGACCTGTTAAGCATTGGAATGATCAACGATATGTTTATCGAAATGAAGAATGATGAGTATGATTATCCGAAAATTGCAACACAGGCGGATATTGATGCACTGTAAAGGAGGGATGTAAGGGCAGGGAGCAGAATAAAAGGAATTACCATAGAGATTGGCGGCGATACTTCCAAGTTGGAAAAGGCACTGTCCGGTGTTGACAAAAAACTATACGGTGTAGAACAGTCATTAAAAGATGTCAATAAATTGCTGAAGCTGGATCCCACGAATACGGAATTGCTGAATCAGAAGCAGAAGTTGCTGCAGCAGTCGATCAGTGAAACGAAAAACAGGCTGGAAACTTTAAAACAGGCAAGCGAACAGGCAGCAAAAACCGCTGGAAATTATGATGCTTGGAAAGAAGCGTATACTCCGATTCAAGAGGAGATTGTAAAGACCAACGAAAAAATGGACAAGCTCAAAAAGAGCATGAAGTCTATGGAAGAAAGTGGTCAGATTGATACGGAAGAGTACAAAAAACTACAGACAGAGGTAGACCAATCGTCTGATAGACTGAAAGAACTGAAAGCACAGAAAAAGCAAGTAGATGATGAATTTGGACAGCCGATCAGTCCAGAAGGATTCGATTCTCTTCAAAGAGAGATTGTTGAGACAGAACAGAAACTGAAATCACTAAAAGAGACTACAGGAAGTGCAAGTGCGAATCTTGCAAAAGTATCTGCGGTATCCGGAGAGTTTGGAAATAAGGTCAAAGGAGTGGGACAATCCTTGCTACCGGTAACGGGGGCACTGACCGGTGTAGGGGTTGCATCCACTGTTATGGCAAATAATTTCAACGATGCAATGAGTCAGGCGGCGGGAGCACTTGATAAGCCCATGTCTGAAATGGAAGATCTAAGACGGCTTGCAATCCAGACCGGACAGGATACAGTCTTTTCTGCAACTGATGCAGGAAATGCGATCACAGAACTGGCAAAAGGTGGTTTGACAGAAGCCGACATTAAAGCAGGGGCATTAAAAACTACAATGGACCTTGCGGCATCTTCCGGGATGGATCTTGGAGAGGCAGCAAATGTTGTCGTACAGGCAATGGGAGCGTTTGGTCTGTCTGCGAATGAGTCTGCAGAAGCGGCAAACGCTTTGGCCGGGGCAGCAGCTGCATCTTCTACGGATGTAGAACCTCTCACACAGGCACTGGCACAGTGTTCTGCTGGAGCAAAAAACGCTGGATGGTCTATACAGGAAACAACAGCGGTTTTGGCTCGTTTTGCAGATGCGGGAATTGAGGGAAGCGATGCGGGAACATCTTTAAAAACCATGCTCCAGAGGCTGGCGGCACCAACAGATAGCGCTGCAACAATGATTGAACAGCTTGGAATACAGACAAGAGATTCCAATGGGGATCTCCTTGGAGCTTCAGAGATTGCTGAGGAGTTGCAGAATAAACTTGGAGGTTTGGATTCGGCATCCAGAGATGCGGCGTTATCGACAATCTTCGGATCCGATGCAATGCGAGCCGCTACTGTGATGATGGATAGCGGGACTGAAGGGATTCAGAAATATATCAATGCGGCAAATGATCAGGAAGCAGCACAAAGGCTGGCCAATTCTCAGATGAGTGATGGATCAAGAGCAATCGAGGAATTAAAAGGATCTCTGGAAACCGCAGCGATTCAGATCGGAGATACACTGGCACCAATTGTCCAGAAGGTAGCAGAACTTATTACCGCACTTGTCAATAAATTTTCAGCACTACCGGAAGGCGTGCAACAGGTGATTGTAGTAGTCGGAATTCTGGTTGCAGCATTAGGACCACTACTGATGGTAATCGGCCAGATATCACTCGGGATATCTGCGGTGGCAGGAGCACTGTCGAAGTTGTCTGGAAACGGAGGAGTTGCGACAAAGTTGGTCGGCGGAATTAAAACAGCGGTGACCGGACTACTTGGAATGATAACGGCACATCCTGTAATTGCGGTTATTACAGCAATTATAGCGGCGCTGGTTACTTTGTATAATAAATGCGAATGGTTTCGAGAAGGCGTGAACAGAATTTTAAAGGCAATCAGGGATGGATTTTTTGCAGCATGGGATGGAATTGTAGAATTTTTTACAGAAACGATTCCCAATGCATGGAATGAGATGTTATCGTCATTGCTTGCCAATCCAACGATAAGAACAATCGTAACAACCATTACAGATTCTTTTACGAAATTAAAAGAGAATTTAAATGGGATCTGGAACGGAATTAAGCAACTTGCACAAAATGCATGGGAATTCATCAAAAACGCTACACTTGCACCAGTACTATTGATGATTGATCTGGTGACTGGAGATTTTGAAAAATTAAAATCGGATCTGGAGAATATTTTAAATAATATCAAAAATGCAGTTGCGAATATTTGGGATTC